ACATTGGACCTTGTAGGTGGGGTGAGCATTTCATGTCAGAGACTGTTAATTCGGTTGAAATGTCTGACATTGAAATCTTGAAAGACGGACAGCTTGTAGTTGATCCTCCCAAGGATTTGTTTGATAAAGCAGATGGTCTTCTCTGCTTGAAGGCAGGAGATGATTGGGAGCGTTCTAATTGAAACTCGCGCTCTCATGGATCTGTTATCATATCGGAAACATAATCAGCTTAACCTTGATGCGGTGGGGGTTGGGTTATCCAACCTATAATTGCCTTATGATCTGGTCTTCAGAGCTAGATGAAAATGGAGTCTTATGGAAGGAAGTTAAATGAGAAAAGCATTAGTTACCCAAGCGTTCGGAGATGAGTGGAAGAAGATATTGGAACTAACCAAGCCGCGAATGGAGGCTTACTGCAAGCGTCACAAGATAGACTTCATCGCACTGGAGAAGCCATTGGTTGATCCTGTTCAATACACCAAGTCAGCCATAGGAAATATTATGGCCACTAAGGGCTACGATCAAGTCACCTTCCTAGATGCTGATGTCTTGGTTGCAACCGATTGCCCAGACATAGGCGAGGACGCTGGTGTGTTCTGTGCCTTTGATGAGGGTGCGTTCTTAGACCGCAAGCTGGCAATGGGTAAGCTCGCTGGTGCTTTCGGTGCAATCATAGACCCTCGCTTCTACGTCAACACTGGCGTGTTTGTTATCTCATCCAAGGCGGTAGGCGCACTATCTATGCCACCACTAGGACTACTGCCTAACCACTTTGCCGAGCAAACCTGGATGAACATTATGGTTCACATCTGGAACATTCCGCTGACTGAGCTTGACCCTGTTTACAACTGCATGACCAGCGTGGAAGAACACTTTGGCCTAGACCGATACACCGATGCGATGTGCATTCATTACGCTGGTCAGAGTGTTGACTTGGTTAAGTTAGCCGAGTTAATCAAAGCTGATGACGCGAAGCTAGTCGAGCTAGGCCGATGAACTTTGTCCGAGTAGTGCCAGAGTGCGGCAAGTGGCGGTTGCACACTATGAACGGCGAGGCTCTGGGACCGCGCTTAATTGGGGCGCACATAGAGGGCGTGGCTCCTTTCATGGACGTATTCGATACCAAGGATGAAGCCCAAGATGCCGCGCAATGCTGGAATATCCTTGCCACTACTTGCAAGCCTAAGAAAAGCTATAAGTGATCAAAGGCGCATTAGTCAAAGGAGGATATGATGAAAAGCTACAGCAGTTGGCAGGCGAGGTTGCCTTGCGTGCAATCATGGATCTTCGCACGCTTCGTAGGCGCGGGGTGGTTAAATGTATGAAGATTATCGCTAGGCCAGAGTTAGCCAACCTCCGAGATATGCCCGAATACAAAAACTCGCACAACGTCCAGAAGCTACTAGAAGATTTCCGAAATGGCACAGTCGGTTGGTGGTGCAGGGCGGCTGGCATTCGGATATGCAACCGAACATTACTGCGCCGAATGAAGGAGGCTGATTATGTTCTTTGCTGATATAGCTGGCATAACGTGGGTAATTGGCTGGATGATTTTATACTCTTGTGTAATTTTATCTGGATTATATTTTGCCCTTTACATAATCCTCTGGATCATAGATCGTATAAAAAAGGAACTAGAATAATGAGAAGAAAGAAACAAATTGAAGTATTGGATATAAGAGAAGTTAAGTCGGCGGTGATCGACATTAAGGTGGACGATAAGACATTCAACGCTCTGGCTGAGGCAGGCAGGATTCATTTACAGAAGGATAAGCTTGCGTGCTTCGAGTACGCACTGAACAAGGCACTGATCGAACTATCCGAGCAACTTAAATGAGTCAAAAAGTCTATTGTGTGGTGGAAGGAGAGCCTTATCCAGAGGGTTTGCCGTATGGGATTTTTGCAACCATCGAGGAGGCAAGGAGCTTTATTGATAAAAATGTTGAATCACCGCTCCATCTTAAGTGGCGTGAAAAGACTTATATTTATCGCTATACTTTAGGTGGCGATGGGTACGAAGCGATATTGAATTATCTGGGGGAGGAAATAAAATGACTGAAGCATTCAAGCAGAAGGTTCTCTCAGCCAGCGTGGATCGCTACGTCCTCACGCCTACGCAATGCACCATGCTAAGGCAGGATGCCGAGGTCATGGGCATGAAGCGTGCAACTGTGATGAACAAGGACGGCACAACACGCAAGTCATTTGCAAGAAGCTGCTCATCGTGCTGGGTTCCTTTCGCCACACATTACGAGTGGATATACAAGGTAATGCGAGAGCTTACGGAGAGCATCAATGCCGATGTATGGCGATTCGACATCCAAGGCATCCAGCAGTTGCAGATCCTAAAGTACAATCCACTCCAACAGTTTTGGTGGCACTACGATACCTTCACGTCCGAGGCTCCAGTGCGGAAGCTGACGGCAGTTGTCAACCTGTCTGACCCTAGTGAGTACTTGGGCGGTGGGCTACAGGTTAAGGCTGACTTGGAGAATGCTCGGTTTATACGAGCGCAGGGGGCTGGCTGTTGGTTCCCATCCTACATCGAACATCGCGCTCGCGCACCTATCTTTGGTACGCGCTGGGTATTGGTTGCTTGGTTTACAGGACCAGCGTGGAAGTAGTCCAACTCAATCCCGAACTCTGGATGATGACTCCAAAGGGCGAGGGTCTTGCATTCCTGGTGACAGACTACGGAATGGATCACAATAAGATATTCACGATCATGCTTAACCACGGAGAGATTCTTGACTTTGATCTTCGCGATTGTCGCAGATGTGAGAACCCAAGTTTCGGGGTGCAAGCACCAGCAGTGCCTAATCCCTATTACAAACAAGGAGAATAGTATATGCTCGGAAAAGACATTGGTAAGAACATTAAAGAATTGCGTGCAGATAATATGAAGAAGGGTAAGGCTCGCGGGGCTGGTGGTAAGGTGCGTGGACCTAAACAGATCCTAGCCATTGCGCTACGTTCCGCAGGGGTGAAGCCTAAGTATAAAATAAAGTCGGCCTAATGCTTGTAGAGACAAAGGCTAGACTTAAATGGTCACGCGATATACTTCTCACAGCCAGGGAGAAGCTGGTGCTAGAAAAGAACCGCGCTGATCGAGGAAGATCAGTTGACATTATCCAGATTATCACGATGGTGGATGCAGCGGCGTTAATAGCAAAGGAAATACTGGAGGAAATCAAATGAAACTATGGATCAATAACACTTCATCAATCCACAAGGTAGATGACAACTTACTTCACACTCGCAACACCTACGTCATTCCAGACGAGCTAACTGGACCATTATGGGATGATGCTGTGCCTTGTCCTCACAAGATTAAACCATATGCGAAGGGCAGGGCAGCAGGCGGAGCTACCGCAGTGTACCGCGCTGGTGCTATCGGTGATGCTGTCATCGCAACTGCATTCGTTAATTACTTGGTGCAGGAGTCGGGCGGAGTGGTAGATGTTTACGCCCCTGCTCGCAACTTACCGCTGTACGCTGGCATAGGCGCAAAGCTGTTCCCCCTACCTTGCACGCTGGAGGCGTGGGATTCGTATGATTGTCACTTGCCCACCGATGACTTGTTCAGCGGTCAAGTTGGTAACACCAAGCTAGGCACTGGCCCAGGTAACTGCTACCAACGTGTCTATGAGTGGATGGGAGTTTGGGATGAGAAGACGATGACTAAGTACTGTAAGCCCAATCTTTACCTAATTGAGCCAGACCACGAAGAGCTAAAGGCGATGGGCAAGTGGCCGCTACCAGACCCCTACTTCGCTTACCATGTTTCTTCCAGTGGACCTACCCGCACCTACCCGCCAGCTATGGGGCAACAGGCTGTGCTGGCGTTGCTGGAGGCTTACCCCAAGCATCACGCTGTTATCATTGGCCTAGACAACGCAAACAATTTCAAGGTGGATCATCCTCGCGTGATTGACTTGTTCAACACTACCAAGGCGATTCGCTCCTTGTTCCCTGTGGTTGCCAACGCTGACTTTGTGGTGGCTCCAGATAGTTCAGTCAACCATATTGCTGCGGGGTTAGATGTGCCGTGTGTGTCGTTGTGGGGAAGTTACGATCCAGCGGATCGCATGACTTACTATCCTAAAAACGTGTCGGTGTTCAAACCCGATACTTGCCCACACGCTCCTTGCCGTCCTCATGGTGGCTTGCCACAAGCGAAGTGTAAGGATGCAACCAACAAGACTCCCAAGACGCAGTACTGGTGCAACGCGCTACGGAATATTACGGCAGAAGATATTGTTGTTGCATCGCACAAGGCGATGGAGCTAGAAGAGAAGTAAGAAAGAGTACATCGCATGGTACGCAGGGAGATCCTGCGGCTGGCATCCTTCTGTGTGTCGGGCCACTTGAAACAAAGATGTAGATTTTTATATGACACCACAACGCATCGCAGAATCAATAGTCGGGGAAGTAGATTGGCAGTCCGAGAATCACGGACTATGTAAATGCCCAGGGGAAGCTGCACACACCAGCCACACCAGAGTCCGAGATACCACAGTCTTTATTGACGGCGCACCTACTATATTCTGTTGGCACTCTTCCTGCACGCCATACCGAGATGAAGCCAACCGAAAGCTGAGGCGTGCCATATCCAGCGACCCACTGTACAGGTCAGCAGTTAAGGATTCCTTAATGACTCAAGGTAGCGGTTCGATACCAAGGCCCTTGGTAATCCAGAAAGATCCAGAGTCAGAAGTACTCGACCGCATCAAGACTATCGCAGAATCAAACAAGCAACGCTATCTCACGCACTACAATTGGGACCCTGCGGATATGTTCGAGGAATCGCCTACCCCGATCCCAGACGAGCCACAGGCGCAGTACGAGGCAATGTTGTCGCTGTTCAAACCAGATGACATTGTATGGATAGGTGGGGTCAAGGATAGTGGGAACCACCCACAGCATTTCAAGACGGCACGCGAATGGATGCAGACACCGCCCATCAGTCAGTTTACGACTGCTGGGGTGTTTGCGGCTGGTACTATCAGCCGAGCCAATGAGAATGTTATTGCACGCCGTTACCTTGTCATTGAATCGGATGTCTTGACCAAACCGCAGATGGGTGCGGTATTTCAATTGATGCGTGACTTATTCCAAATGAAGTTGTACGCCGTTGTAGATACCGCTGGAAAGAGTTTGCATGGTTGGTTGGAGATGCCCAAGCAAGAATGGTTCGATCAACTTAAAGCTTTCCTTATCCCGCTAGGGTGCGACCCTGCTACCTTCAAGCCAAGTCAGCCAGTACGGATGCCAGGTGTAAAAAGAAACGACAAAACGCAGAGTCTTTTATGGTTTTGCCAAGGAGGAAAGTAGTATGATTGAACCAGCAGTAGCATTAGGAATCAAACCCAAAACAGATGAGTGGCCACCGATTAAACGCTATGATGAATTGATGGTTGAGAAGTTACCAGAGCCAGAGATTCTAATCGCTGGCATCCTTCATCAAGGTGGCAAATTGCTACTAGGTGGAGGCAGTAAGTCTTTCAAGTCTTGGGCACTCATTGATCTCGCCTTGTCGATACAGGTTGGGGGTTTGTGGTGGGGGCAGCAGTGTAAGCGTGCCAAGGTTTTATTCATAAATTTTGAGATTCAAGAGTGGAGTTTCCGAAATCGTTTAGCTGATGTAGTGAAGGCTAAGAACCTGACCCAAGATCAAGTGGCAGACTTCGATGTCTGGACGCTTCGGGGTTACGCTGCTGACTTGACAACCATCAGACCTATCATTGAGAAGCAGATTGAGGGCAAGGGCTACCAGGCGATCATTCTTGACCCTAATTATATGCTTATGGGTGATCGCGATGAGAACAACGCTGGTGACATGGCAAATTTGATGAATGAGTTTGAGGTTCTGGCAGTTAGACACAATCTTTCTGTCATATTGTCACATCATTTTGGCAAGGGAAACAAGAGTAATTCGGAATCTATTGACAGATTCAGTGGGTCAGGTGTCTTTGCACGCAATCCAGACAGCCTTGTAGTCCTTACGGCGCATGAGGAGGATGAGAGGAGCTTTACTTGTGAGGTCACGCTTAGGAACTTCCCACCCCTAGACAGCTTCGTGGTTCAGTGGCACTACCCACTATTCTTGACCAACTATTGCCTCAACCCAGACAATTTAAAGAAGGCTGGAGCGCACAAAGCGATCAACGATTCGGACCTATTAAAAGCAATGGGTAGCAAAGCTTGGGTAGCAAATGACTTGGTCAAAACGATGGCAGAAAAGATGGAGGTTTCGGACAGGACTGTTTATCGCTACATTAAGAGGCTGACAAACGCTGGCAAGATCGTGATAGACAACGGCTTCTATTCTGCCAACCAAGCTACTTTTTAGTTGCTGACAAAGGTACTGCCAAAGGCACTGACATCTAAGGTATGACAGACCCCTATAGTACATATAGAAATACAATCTGCAAAGGAGAGGGGGAAAGGCTCCCTGAATCCGCCTTCCCCCCAGCCGATCCGAAGCAGCCTTGAGCGTGTATTTAAAAAAACAAATGGCATCGTGGTCGGCGTGTGATAAAGTACGCAAATGAATAAATCAAAACCTGGTTTGTATGCAAACATAAACGCTCGCCGTAAGGCAGGCACTAGCCGTCCTAAATCCGAAAGCACCATCAAACCGAAGGTGTGGCGTATGATGAAGGCCAAGAAGGGCACGTTCTGAGCCAAGATAGGGATGAGCTAAAGATGGCTCACAAGTTTATCAGTCTCCTTCAACTCGAGAATGCGAAGCTGCATGGAGTTGTGAGACTGCTGGGTGGGTTGGTGGACGATATGGAGGCTAACTGCTCCTATGAGGTGTTTGAGGCGCAGTGGGAGGGGTTGACTACCTACGTTAAGGGCTTGTCAGAGTTTTTTAGTACACACCAGAAGGCCTTACAATCGCTCCAGGAGGCTTGCCCTGCCGTTTGGGATCAAGATGAGGTGGATGAGACGTGAGTACCCAAGATTTACCTTGTAACAGCCCAAGGCGTACACCTGGGGGGCCGAAAAAATTTGTGGTCCGTGCCTGTAAGGATGGTGAGAGCAAGACAATCCGCTACGGAGATCCCAAGATGACTATTAAGAAGAGCAATCCAGCCCGCAGGCGTAGTTTCAGAGCTAGGCACAAGTGTGACAGCAACCCACCGAGTAAGCTGACGGCTAGGCACTGGAGTTGTTCCAATTGGTGACAACTGTGGCTAAAAAAACACGCCACAATGCCCCACAATCGCGCGAGAATACCCCTAGAAAGCGTCTTAAGGGCAAATCTGATGCTACGGACGTTCCAAACAGACCCCTAGGCAACCTAGCGTGCTGTTGCCGTATCGGTCGCTAGGCTGCCGTTTATATAGCCCTTATACGTTCCTTATAGTACCCTTATGCGTCTATTTAGCGTCTTTTATGCGACTACGCTTCCGTTTGGCCTCTGGCCTGCCGTTCTCTAACCGCCATTTTTGCCAACGCTCCCGTTGTCTCTGCGCTACCATTTGGTAATGCTCCCGCGACATCTTGCGAGCCTTGGTAATTCCTGTAACGCTCCCGCCCTTTCGCCCGATGGTTGCCATGTATTCTTTTATGATTTGATTTTTATCCATTCCTTATATGCTCCTTATATGCCTGCGCTGCCGTTTGTTAGGTCAACCCGATAGGGTCAATCCATTCCTTCCCACCTTGCTAGGATGGGAAGACATGGCTTGACTACTTGCGCGGCTTGTCGCGTGGTGTGCAAAGCCACACGAAGAGGCACAAGGCAACGGCGTGCATCATGCCTAGCGCGTACATTTGGGGGTCATTCATGATTTTTTTCTCCTCACCTTTTTAGATTTTGGACTAAGCGGATGATCTTTTGGAGTGTCGATAGTTATTGGGCATCTATCCCAATAGTTCTCCACAATCTTGTCACCCTCTTCGCTCGCGTATTCCTTCGCCTTTGCCATCGTAGCAAATGAAAAAACTTGGCACGAGTTTTTCCAATGATATCCATGTTGATCCGTATATGGGGATGGCCGCAGTACTTCGTAACTCATTCTTTCACCTCCTCAGCGCGAATAGGGTTCCAATCCCAACTCCCTTCGTGCAGCTCCGTCCACTCTCCGCCGTCGATCTCGTCCGCTTTGTCCATCGCTTCCTCTTCATTCTCCGCCATTACTTCCACTTCATATTCCAATAGGCTTTGTGCGATAACTTTGTATTTTTTCATTATTTTCCTTTCTTTTCCCCTTAATCAATATAGGGCAATGCTAAGTTTGGATCTTTCCAAGGTTTGAGGGTGATAATGTAATGCACCCTGCTCACGAAGTGATAACCAGCCACGATTATTGACTCTCCCTCGTCACCATCGACTAGCGTCCAAACATGGTTGGGATTTTGACTCTTCACAAAGTCCAAGTCTTCGCCATACGTTTCAAACGCTATGCTGCAATCTTCGCGGAATAGTGGAACGTAGTCATCAATATTTGCTTTTTGCTTTTTTCTTTTATTCATTTTTATGCCTTCTCTTTCTTGTTTGCGTATTCAATCCCCTTAATAAACATAAGCTCAAAATCCTCAGCAAGTGTTACGCAAACATCTGCTATTTCATTGGGCGGCCAATACTCGAAGGGTTGCCAAGGCTCAATTCCTTCTGGCATGTCACTGCCAGAATCGAACATAGCATTCACTATTGACTCTCCCTTTCTATATTTTTTCTTGTCCCAATTTGACAAATAATGTTTACAACCTTCCATAAGGAAGTCTGGTTTGTTTGTTTTTTGTTTGCTCATTTTGTTTGTGTGTCTCTTTCTTTCTTTATCTCCGCGCTCCATTCCATCCCATTCCGCACTGCCCAACGTAGGGCGCGAGCGTAGGACGTGAACCGCGCGAAGAATTGACCGCGTGAATTGTAAACGGCGAATGAATGCTTAGTGCTTTCCATAAGCCACAACCTCCTGCTTTTTATCCCAACAAGCGCGGCAAGTTAAGCACTTGTTACCCTGCTTAGAACTAGGGCAAGTCTCCCCACTTGTGACTACAGTTGAAACTTGCACACCCAACCGCCGCGCTAGTGCTAAGGGTGCGGCTCCGTCAATCATATGCGCGCTAAGTCGAATGGTGAGATTGGGCGGAACCTTGCCGCCGTTGTTAAGGTATGACTGCACGACTCCCGCTTCCCTTGTTGGCAACCAGTGCCGCACGTTGGGAGTTTTTTCGCAAACCTCTATAATCTTTTTGAGATGGCTTGAATTTTGCAAGTCTCCCGCATCGTGCCATCTAAAAAAAGCGTTTCCCTCTGCTTCTATTAGATACACCATGCCTTCCACCCAATCTTCACGGCGCAATGATCGCAACCGCCGCGCCAAGGCAGCGCGAACGGCAGGAAACCCATAGTTTCCCTTCATCGCGTAGCATTTGCTACAAACCGAACCTTCTACCTTGCGAAGCTTACCGCCAACCTTGCAAAGGCTCGCGGGAATCGAATAGGCAGGGCAGGGTATTTTGGAAGGGCGAGAGAATCCTCCGCCCGTTGACGTTGTGGCATGTTCAAAGGTCATCATATTTTTGCTCCAATCATATAACTCCCCTTGATCGCGTAACTATTCCAATTCAAAGTTGCATTTTTTCTTATCCAATCCATGACAATTCCTGCATAATAAAGGGTTGTTAATTCACAAAGGAATTCTTCTAAGGCATAGAAATCTAATGCCCAACGAAAAACTCTAATGTCAATTGTCTCCTTCTGCATGGCTGCATTTCTAATTCTCACCACGTTTTTATCTTCTGAAATTATCACTTGGATAATTCCCCCAACGCAACACTCTCCAATTTTGAATGTTTTTTTCATAGTGTGTGTTTCCTTTTTTGTTTTTAGTTTTTGCCGAAATATCCCAACGCCATAAATAGGACGCAAGGGGAGAGGAATAGGATTGCTATTGCTAAGTCAATCATTTGTAGCTCTCCGCGCCAAGCTTCATCTTCATTAGGCGCAACGCTATTTCTAGATTATTGATATTGTCGATTGTGTCGCGATGCTCGCATTTATTGAGAATTTCCCTCAAAAAAAAATGCGTGGCATCAGAGGAAAGTATTTTTTTCCTTACATCCTCGTATCTTTCTTTCCTATCTGCGGAACGATGAGCGGCCATCGCTTCATAATAATTTTGCACAATGGTTTCACGAGCGGCTTTAACCGCGCTCGTTTCGGTGTGTGTTGGTTTGTTCATGGGTTCAACATAATGCAATCAGTCGGCATTGCAAGCACTTTATTTTAATAATTTTTAAGGTAGGGTAAACGCATGGAAGAATCATTAGTGGAGAAGGGGAAGAACGGGCGTGATATATTCACGAAGGAATTGGCTGATGAGATTGTGGCAGCTTGTGGCAGCGGATTCACCTTAGAGAAAGCTGGCGCGTTGGTTGGGGTCAATCCTTCCACCATTAGAACGTGGGCGCAAAGAAAACCAGATTTCGGTAAGCGAGTGGAGACAGCGCGCAAAAAGCATGAATTGTCCCTCCTTCGTGACGTGCAGCTAGCAGGTGAGAAAAGCTGGCAGGCCAAGGCTTGGATTCTGGAGCGTGGGTATAATTGGGCTCAACCCAGTGCTAGGCTGGCAGTTACGCAAGATGTCACCCATGGCATATCCTCTAACTTGGCCTCACTCCTCGCGGGGATTGCGGTCAAAAAGAAAGCACAAGTGATTGACCTCCAGGATGTTAAGGCGAAACCCAAACTTAATAGTTTATACAATAGCAATTGTGCGACAAGTGGCACGCAAGATGCTGTCACTACAACACAATTAAAAATCTGTAAGCCTAGAAAGGTAGCCATGAGAAGACGTAAGCCAAGGCAAGAGAGCCTAGCCAAGTACACCACGACACCACCCGCCACGCCCCCAGCCCCCGCTTGATACACATAACCCCCCCTAAATTATTGTGGCTCAAAACAAAAAGAGGTCCTAGCACACCACTATGCCAAAACCCCCCAAGCGTAGCCAAGAAGAGGCGTTAGAAGACCTTGGTAAACCAGCCAATTTCGCATCTAACGCATTGGG